TTTTAGCAAATTCTGTATAATCTAATGGCATAATTTTTTTTTTAAATTCCTAAACCTAATGGATCTCCTGATCTTGCTCTTGATGATCCTCCACCTTGTCTTAATTTATTTAAGTCATTTATCCACTCTTGATCATTTACTGGAAAATATCTATATAAATTATCAGCATATTTATTACCCTTAAAAGGAACTGAATTTTGTTTTTCTAATTGACCTCTATCTCCAGCCTTATACACATTTAAACCATCAGATTCAAACTTAAATATATATTCTCCTCCTGATGCTTCACTTAATTTTATTTCAGCTTCTCTAGGATTACTTCCAGATATTTGTATAGCACTATAAACCTTACTAGCTATATTTGAAATAGGCTTTTCTTCTTTTCGGCTACCTCCGCCTCCACCTCCGCTACTTCTGTATTGAGGTTCGTCTAGTTCAACTTTTCTTTTTAATCTTGAATCAATTGAATCCAAAACTGTTTGCCTTGCATTTTCAATTTGTTTATTTGTCAAATTAGGCTGATAAACACCTTGATCATCTTGAGCAAGTAATATAAACTTTTCTTTCTCAGATTCAATAAACTTATCTAAAGCGTCGCCACTTAAAGCAGGTTTACCTAATTGTTTATTTAACTCATTTTCTTTTACTATTCTATCTTGAATTTTAGAGTTTAAATCTTTCTCACTATAATAAAAGTCATAATCACCGTCAGTGTTGTCTTTAAGTACACTTGTTATAGCTCTAGGATTATTTAAAACACCATTTGCTAAATCAAGTCTTGCTCTTTGAATAGCTGGATTTTGTAAAGCATCAGTAATTGTCTTGTTTCCAAGCTCAATAGTCCAATCTTCCCAACCCTTTGTTTTTTCATCTACAATTGATGATAAGTCAACTTTATTGTCAATTATATTTCCTGGTTGAGATATAGATCTTAAATCCATTACACTTGATGGATCAAATAAACCATTTTCATCTAATTGACCAATAACAAAATTGCCATTATTAGGATCAACCTGTGTTTTTTTGTTTCTTAAATCACCCAATTGAGCAATTCTATTATTCAACTCTAACTCTAATCCAGAACCTAAACCTTCTTGCTGCCTTTTTAATGCCTCTTGCATTTGTTGATCATATCCCTTTGCAGTGTTTGCAAATGTTGACCAACTATCCATCAAGTTATTAATTCTATTCTTATATTCTAATGGAGTAATTTGACCAGCCTTTAATTGTCTATTCCATTCCATCATTGATTGTCTACCGTCATTTGAACCAGATAATATCAACTGGTTTAATGTTTGGCTTTTACCTAGTTCAGTATTCTGAAGTATTTTAGTATTGTCTGATTGGAGTTTGTCTAAAGCAGCTTTTTCAGCTTGTCTTTCAGCACCAATACCTTGTATGGTAGTAACTAGTCCTCCAGTTAGTTTAGCCCAGTCTATCGGTGTAGCTGGTATATATCCTGTATATTCGTTATATCTGCTTGCCATTTTTTAAGGTTGTTGTTCAATTGGGCTCATAAATTGACTCATATATGGATTCGTCACTTTGTTAGTAGTCCAATTAGCATTTTCAGCATATTGTTGTTGCTTATACAAAGGAACTAATCCAGCAGCACTAGTAGCAGCACTTCCAAGTGAAGTAAACATGCCTTCAATAGCGGCATTACGGTTTTCTTCAGCAGCTACTCTTTGTTGTTGAGCACTTTGTAATGCATTAGATCCAATCATAAATTCACGCTCTTGCTTTCTTGCTTGAATACCTTGCTCTGCTTCAGCTTGTGACATATCTCTTTGAAATTGTGCTTGACCTGCTTGAGCAGCTAAATTCAATGCTTGTTCATTTGTAGCCTGTAAAACATTTCCAACTCCACCAATAACTCCAGCTGCACCAGCACCTTGTAATGCCTGCACTGCCTGTGTAGTTGCTTGAGCTTGTGATTGTTGCGCCAAATCAAATCCCAAAGTGGGAACTTGAACTTGTTTAAACGCATTAAATTCTTTGATGTTTTTAAGTTCACCTGCTGCTTTTTCTGCTGCCTGTGAAGCTGTTTTCATATCTTTATTGGCCTTGATTGCTTGAGCTGCACTCAAACCTAAACCACCTAAAGCTACTATTGTGCCTGTTACTGCTGCCATGTTATAATATTTTAACCATTTCTTGGCAATTACTGTCTCCCTTTTGGAAACCACAATTGCTATATCTGTCAATTAGACTTTTGCTTTTTAAAGATGTATAAATGTATTTAAAATCTCCAGTATCTTTAACCATCTCTATTAATACATTTATAAGAAATTCAAGAGCTTCATGCCTATCATCTTCCCTATATTGAAAGTTCGAAACTATAAATTCTATCCAAGCTGTTTTTGAGTTTGTAAAGTAAACAAATCCAGCACATATCTCAAAGCCATCTTTGTGAACCATCACGCCTCCTTTGCCATTTTGTGGCAACATATCAGCTGGCGGAGGTGTCCACCCCCATTCTTTCCACCATGACGATAACGTTTTATAATCATCATCATTTAAGAATCGAACTTCCATACACAAATTTACATAAAACTTTTAAATAATGAAGTTCCAACAGCAAATAACTTAACTTGTTCAGTCAAATCATTTTCTAAATTGATATTCATATAATATCCTCTAGCTCCAAATGATTCAGCTTGACTGTTTTTAACACATATTAAGAAATCAGTTGTAAGTGGAATACTACCTGTAGTAGTATCAACTGTAATTGAGTTAGATGACAAGTTAGTTATCGTTCCAACAAGAACCAATGTACCACTTGAATTTTTATATAACTTATCTCCAATACTAATACTTGAGTCAAGTTTAAATAAAAAGTCTAATACAACAGCAGATGGTGTTGTCGAGTCAACACTATCAGCCAATCCTACTCCTTGTGTAGATAAAGCCTTAACGTCAATCGTATTGTCAAATCGTCTTATGTATGCATACCACTGACCTTCCTTCTCAATAAAATATGTATAGTCAACACTTCCGTCATTTATGTTGGTATATACATTAGCCGTCCAAGGATGTGTACTATTAAGAGATACCGTATTAAACACCTTGACCGTTAATGGATCAGTATTGAAAATTGTTTGTATACTTGATGGATACTGCTGTCCATAAAAATTATTTCTAGTAGTATTTACATTATGCTTCCATAATTCACCACCTTTAAAAGTATAAAAAATACTATTCATTTCTGTCATCCAATCAGGTGAATACGACCAAAATGAATTCCATCCTTCAGATATTTTTGAGTATGTTATTGTTTTTCGTGGGGGTGTACATTCTGACACTACAAACGACTCAAAGATGCTACCTTCTTCGATTGTGTAAGTACCGAAAGGGCAAGGGGTGTCTTCTGAAAGGGTGGCGTAAGTTACTAATTCAGTACATTGAGTTATTGAAACTGCTGTAAATGTTAGTAAATTTAAAAGTGTATAAGTTCCAAAAGGACAAGTATTATTTACTCCAAAAAACGCATAATTTGTAGATGGAGAAACTCTATTAAAATTCCATGAGCCAGCGCTGTTACTCCAAAAAACAGTATGGGCAACCCCAGCAATTAAAAAATCATATTTATTTTTTCCATTTAATGTTCCTGTCGGAGATAAAGTTAAAGTTTGTGGTGAACCTCCCGTTGGTGTATAATTAAATTTAATACAATCACAACCCACAACGGGTGTTTCTTCAATTGCTTGTACTATCCAATTGGTACCATCTTTTAATATCTTAAATTCATCTGTGGTATATTCATCTGCTACACTCCACACCTCCACCGTTACAGGATCTTCACCTACTAATTGATAAGTTACTTTTATACAATCACACATATCACAAAATTATTAAAGTTCTTCTTCTGGTGGTGGTGGTAGTTCTGTTCCATTTTGGAACAATCTAAATGTAGCCGTAGATCCATCGCAATACTCAACTATAAAATCAACATATCTGACTGCCTCCGAATCATTGCTATCAATATACGCATAAATATCTTGATCACCATAACCCGAATCAATCAATATATTAACCCATCCAGTATCTACTCCACCATATTCTAATGTAATCGCCCAATATGTATTAGACATAATGCTAAACATAAAATAAGAATTTCCATCAGTTCCCCAAGTAACAGTTCTATTATTTTGACTAATAGACAATTGACAAGTACCTTGAGTTACATCTGTAAATGATAACACATATGTCTCATTATATGGATCATACATTCCAAGCTTTTGAGTGTTTGGGTTATCTTTTAATTCATCTCTAAAATAGTTCTTCATACCATTTGCAGATATTTCAATGACTTGATCACCTGCCATTTGAAGCACAGCACCTCTTCTAGCATCTGTGAAGAAAACTATATTGGCAAACTTGGCAAAGCTCTCAGGATTGTTACTGATGCCATATTCAGATGGATGAACAATCTGATTACCTAACACTTCAGGTACAGATGCCACCTGACCTCCACCAACAGCATCAACTAACAAGTTCTTTCCATAAAGAACTGACGTTATTTTGTCCTGTTGTAATACCATTAGATTGGTATCTTGAGCGTACAACTTTTGTATCGGTCCGTACTGCTTATCTAAATTCTTAAAGTTCGCTTGAGATAAATTAAAAGAGTTTAGTCTATTGGTAGATGTATCTCCCTTAAAAATACCACTATAGCAAAGAGATGATATTCTAGACTCTTGTTTGTAATCCTCGATAACACTTGTAGCTCTTGGGCTATACTTCATTGTAGGTCTCAAGAAGTTATCATAAATTCTATACGACTCAACACCATTACCAAAAGCAAATGCGTTGAAATCTGAGTTATCAGATGTTACGTTATTTAACTCAACTACAAGTGAAACTGGAGATGGAGATGCATTTAAATCTTGATCGCTCTCCCATGACTGATAGAATACACTGCCTGTAGCAAATCCTGACGGTAATGGACCTGGCAAATCAATTATAATAGCGTATTCATTTATAACGTAAAGTATTTCATAATAACCACTAGGCGGACCAAATGCCGCCAAAGGATCATCGTTTTTAACATATACTCTCTCTCCAGCATTGAATGAATGCATCATATCATTAGCAACATCTCCAAATGGAGTAGCAGGTCCTAATACTGTGAAAAAATCAAACTCAGTAGGAACATTTGGCCAAGCATCACCATAAGTATAGTCATTCCATCTCCATGAAACTTTGTGATTACCACTTTCTATTCGATAAGTCTTACGCATTTCGTAAAATATATCAATATCTGATTCTAATGGTACTGTTTCGGCTGTAACAGCCATAGTAGGAGTTTGTATTATTTCTAATTCAGCTAATATTTCATTAGGAGAAGATCCATCATAATCACCAACACCTCTTATTAACATGCATAGATGACCAGTATTTGGATCTATATCACTACTTATAAATTGAGAATCTATGCTTGGACCACTAGGAGGATAACCAGTTTGTTTTCCAGGAGGAACAAGAGCTCTTCTAAATATAATATTTATTGGAGATGTTTGTGTTGAATAATCATAAGCAATATATTGAAATGAGTCATAAGCTCCTGAATGCCAAAACCATTCCTCTAAATTTTTATAATAATTATCACTAGTCCATGTATTATTTATATTTCGATCTGGTCCGTCAGATCTATCTCTGAGTATATTTATATTAATAATAGCTCCTGGGTATATAGGCCCATTGTATAAAAGTATAGCATGACCTTCATAATCTGTAGATTCATCAACTATATTAAATGGATATAAACCTCTTTCAAATACAGTAATAAATCTACTATATACAGTAGAGCTAAATCTAGTTGGTAAAAGCGCACTTCTTGTGCCTCCTCTAACATTTATAATATGCAAATCTCCTACATTGTAATTTGCAGATGTATCAAAATACAATCTAAAATCATCTGTATATGGAGGAAATACAGTTATATCTACAAAACTAGATATTGCTATTGCTGCACTATAATTAGTTCCATCTAATCTGTATGTCCATTTAAAATGAGTTCCAATATTTGATGATGGATTTGATGGATTTAATATCTGAACTGTTATTCTATAATCAATGTCATTATTTGATATAGGTCCATTGTAATCAGCAGTTACATCTCCTGAATTGTTTTGATAAGGATATATCAATGTATTGTCACCATTATTAGCATAATATGCGTATTCAAAATATGGCAAAGCTGGCCTAGCTTGCACTGGATTATATGGCTCATAAGATGAATTATTTACACCTCTGCCTGATCCATCATTGAAATAAGTTGTTGAAGTAGGATTATCTAAAAATGTATCAGATGCATCGGCTTTAATCTTAAAATATAAACCTTCAATACTAAATGGTGAACTAGCTTGTTTATATTCAAGCTCAAGAACTTTGAATTGTTTATTTGAATGAGTTGCTATTCCGTCAGAAGTTTTAAAAATAATATAACCTCCTACAGTTATTTTATCTCTATCAGATTCATTAATTAAGAAATATCTAAATACACCATCTACAATAAAAGTCCTAGGAAATATATTATAATAATCACCTTGAGATTGCTTGATTGCAAATCTATAATTTGTAGCCCAATATGGAGCTTCATTATTTAATGTTACTTTAATTGAATTAGCTGTACTTGAATTAGCTGGTGGTATATATATGAAATTTTGTTTACTAGTTAAAGCAGTAGTCATTCTACCATATTCATCAGTATATATTATACCAATTTCATAATCACGATCACTTCTGAATGTCTTTTTAGGATCAGTTGTTATAGCCTCACTCTCAAGAGACAAAGTATAATTAGGAATAATTTTTATACCATCTCCATTAACAATATCTCTAAATTGAACATAGTTACCATACACTAATCTATTCCCTATTATCTCTTGAGCTTTAGCAGTTAATGGTACATTATCAAATAATCTAGTTACTTCACTTGATTCTAACGGTGTGTATATCTTATTGGCTGAAAAAGTTATAGTATATTTTGAATTATCTAATATTGGTATATCTGCTTTATTATAATTATCGACTATATAAACATTTAATTTATAAGTATCAAAGTAAAGAACCTGAATTTGTTCAACAAACTCATTTCCAGTATCAAATGTTACATCTACTTTATTATACTTATTTAGCATTCCTTTGTTGTCACCTGTGTTGTAATCATATGCGAATCCACTTGCATGAAATGCTACTGATGAGAATGGTGATAAAGAACTATACTGATTGTCTTTATATTTAAAACGATATGAAAAATAAATAAACTTTTCTTGTATGTTGTTTGAAGCATCAATGTTTGTACTAAAACTCAAATCAATTTTAGGGCTATATAATGGCGGTCTTAATATAACATTTATATCCTCAACTATTCTAGGATCATCAATTGTATATCCTTTACATCTTGAAACATTTACTCTTCTTGGAGGATTTAAACCATCTGTCCAATATATAAATGGACCTTCACCATCAGATATAGGAATAAAATTAATACCAGTTACAGGGTAGTTCTTATTAAAGTTTAATTGTCCTTGAGTACACAATAAAACAATACTTGTAAATTGGAATAATTCACTATATTCAAATATAGCATCAAAAGTATCACTAGTAACCAACCAATATATTAAGTTGTCAGCCTCATAAGTAACAGCTCCTATTGTTTTAGCATTAGAACCAACATAAGTGACACCTTCATCCTCCACTAAAGTTTGGATATTTGTAACCAGTGTATTGCCAAGTGAATTTGAAACAGCTCCTATATTAGATCCAGATGTAGTATCAATAGTTACATTTAATGCATCAATAAACTCACCATCAGGAACAAGTCTCTCATCAAGATCTTTGTTCATCCTACCTGCAATAAAAGTCTTTTTTAATTCCATTATTTTATAATTTTATCACGACCTCTTAACGACATAAGTAATCTCGCTGGGTGCAGATTGCTCAATCTTATTTTTGTATTTCGTAAAGATGCTGTTTTGGCTTTTTGAACTCTATTAACAAGGTATTCTTGTACACCTGTTTTGTTACTTAAAATAGCCCACTTTAAATAATTGTAAATATACTCTTCAGCTAATTTGTTGATTGTGATAAGAGAATCATCACCATTTTCCATTCCATCTGAAATGTACTCAAGTACAATGTAACCATCTTCAACTCCAGTCGAAAAGTCAATTACACCAGCTGCTTTATTTATAGTGAATTTAGGATTTCTATTTGCTTCATCTGTAGCTAAACCATAACGACCACCAATATTATAACCAAAATACCAATCGCCATTATAAGGCCATCCATAGTAACCATTATAAGGACCTGGACCTGTATATAATTGAGCATCTTGTCTCATTATATCAACTTTAGATGTTCCTGTTACAACTTCTCCATTTAAGTCAAAAATAATGTCAAGATTGTTGTCTTGTAAATACGCAGTAGCTGATAATATTGTTCTATTTTCAGTCAGTTGTAATAATACACCTTCTCTTAATAAAGATATTCTTACATAATTAACATAATCAGGAGGCAATACCATTTTTAATTGACTGCCTAATTGCAACTCAAGTACCTTAATATTTCTTAAAGCGTCATAGTTAAGTTCTTGAATGGCTCTTTTTGCATGAAATAAAACAGTATAACGCTCAACATTATTAACAAGTTTATCATTGCCAACATACATAAGCATAAAATTGTTTACTATATCAGCAAGGCTAACATATTGATATGAACCCCAGTTTATATCTTCAGGTATTATACCATTGTTAGTATAATATTGATAGTTAGTAATGTATGCCATTTATTATTGTTTTTGTTGTATTTCTTGTAACTCTTCAGCCTTAGCTGCCGCTATTACTTCTTGCTCTCTTATTGATACGCCAGCATATTGTAATATCTTAACAACTAAATCAGAGAAATCACTCATTGGTAATTCAAAATCTTGATAGTCAACAGCAGATGGATTAAATAATGGATCTGAATCATTCGGCCCTAATGCAACATAAGTCCATTTTGGTTCTTTTGGATACCTTAAATAATGAGCATCTACATTTGCAGTTATTGTATTAGGATATACCATAAAGTTTGCTCTTGATGTAGTTGTGCCATCATTATCCATCAATGTATAAACAGGATAAGAAACAGATGGTGCGGTTAAGTTTGATGCCAATAAATAAAGAATTTTTTGTTGACTTACTTTCTCTATTTCTTTATTATTTAAAACTAACTTCTGAACGAAATAACTATCCGATGGTACTTCAAAATACGGTGCATCATAAGTAAGTGAAATTACTTTATAAAAAGTATCTATAACTTCAGATATTTTTTTAGGTACATCAGCATAACCTTCACCATGAGCTCTTTGATTTTGCTTAATAATTGCATTACTATATAGATAGATATATCGTTCAAATACATCTAGTTGTGCTTGTTTAGCAAATAGATTAAATTCAAATGGAGTTATATATCCTCGATTGTCTTTTGCTAATATAGACAGAACTGTATTTCTAACTTCGTTTATCATACTTACAAAGATAAATAAAAAAAGGCACTTATAATAAGTGCCTCTTCCTTTCTAGTTTGATAACTTATTAAGCAATAGCTACAGATGTAATTAACTGTTGAGTTGCACCAACCAATGGTAATGCAGGAACAATAATAGCATCAGGATTTGATGCTGCGCTATTAGCTAAAGCTAAAGCATTAACTACAGCATAGTGAGATGCATAAGTAGCATCAGCAGTAGTAAATGTAATAGTAATTACGTCAGCGGTAGCTACTCCTCCAATAGAAGTCAAAACCAATGTAGACGTAGATGGCATTGTAATTAAATAATCAGCATTAGCTGAAATCAACGCTTTTGGAAGTGCATCAGCAGCTCCAATCGTAAATTGTAAAAATTTTCTGTTCATCTTAAAACGTTTTAATTATTAATAACAACGCAAATATACTAATTATTTGATAATTTATCTTCTAAGAATTGATACAGTTCAACACCTTCATCTGATTGCAAGTATGAAGCTAAAACTGTAGCAGCGTTAGCACCATACGGAACTGTTAATAATTTCTTTTTATTTTCTTTTAAATTGAAATACAAATCTTTACCATGATTTTTTAATACTAAATAACCATCGGATATAGCTCTTGCTGCAATGTTATTTACTTTTAATGATGGATCATTTACCGCTTCCAAGAAATCTTGCGGATATCTCTTTGCGTAAATCATCATGTCTCTCTTGATTTCAGCACTACTCATTTTATCAACCTGGCCACCAACTAAAATACGAGCAACAGCTTCTAATGTATTAAAGTCATTTGCAGCCAAATCTCTAGCGGCCAACTGTGCATCAAGTTCAGAGTACATTGACTCAATATCTTCTTCAGCATCTTTTTCATTATCAAATTCAAAAAATTCACTTCCATTTCCAGGATGATAATGTAAAAATTGTTGTAGCACAGGATTTGTTCTAGAAACTGTTAATACACCATCCTCAAATACAATTGGCTCAACAATTACATTTTGGTCTTGCTCTTCTTGAAAAGGGCTATTTGAATTTCGAGCGTAACGTAATGGGTGATTTGTATTTGTCTCTTCACAAAAATAAAGTAGACGTTTTCTAGGAGTATCTTTTGATGCTATATAATAAGCTAAAGGAGCTTGATTATTTTTCAGAATATAAGTTCTGTCTTTCGGTTCGAGAGCAACTCTCTTAATTTGTAACTTTTCCATTTTATATAATTTAAATTTTTAAAATAGAGAGGGCCAATAAAGACCCTCTCTGTATTTATTGTGTGTTTATTCTTATCCTTTGAAGATAAAGAAGTTGTTAGCTCCAAGTGTACAAAGTGCACGCTCAGTTAACAAGTTTACCTCCATTGCATCTAAGTCGCTAGTAGCAGCTCCACCAGCAGAACCTGTCATCCAAGTCTTGTAACGACGATTCTCGGTCTCAGAAGCTCTAAATCGAACGTGTAAGAATGGACGTTTAGCATTTTTACCAAGAACTTGGTCATAAACTGTAGTTGTACCAGCAGGAACTAATACTCCGTTAACAGCTCCACCAACTAGACCACCACGAAGAGTAGCATCGTTAAGATATTTCCAGTCAGTTTTGTAGAACTCATAACCTCTACGGAAACCAGAGAAACCAAGATTCAAAGCCATTTGCTCACTGTTATCGAACAATCCATAAGATGTTCCACCAACTCCGTAAGAGTTTTGAGCAGCCAACATATCATCGATATCAAAAGAGAACTGACGATTCAAGAACAATGCATTTTCAGCGATAGCTCCTTGCTTATCAAGACGCTGTACGATAGTATCGAAGTCAGCTAAAGCAGATGGATTACCACCAGCCCATACATTTCCTCTGTTTTCGATTTCGTAGAATAAACCTTTAGTTCCTTTGTTTCCTAAGTCACCAGTAGCAGCAATAGCTCCAGAACCAGTTTCAGCAGGAACACCTTCTACCATTGACATTTCCATGTAATCTTCAAAACGTAGACGGTTTTCGTGCTCTGACTTCATGTACCACAAATAACCTGTAGCACCATTCTCAGTAGTTACTTCTACCCATCCGATTTGAGCCATATCAGATCCTGATACAACATACTTATCTTTGATGATGATAGGAGATACTTCGAAGATGCTATCTTGTGCTTCCAAAGAACCACTCATTCCGTTAGATCCTTTTTTGAATTCAGAACCATAAACAAATGCAGTAAATGTAGCACCAGTATCAGCAGTTGCGATACCACCAGCATTGTAGAAAGCTACTGTAAAGCGATCAGCAGCAGGCAAAGCAGTGATGATTCCTTTATAAGCAGAAGATGCAGATGCATTATTAGATAGGAATACAGTTTGACCAATTCTGAAAACACAAGTTCCAGTACCAATGTCAAAAGTAACGCTATCATCACCACCTGTAGCTCCAACAGCCGTAACAGAAGTGTACTTAGTATGCAAACGACCTTGCTCTGCCCACTTAATTAAGTCAGAGTTAGAAGGAAGTTCAGCACCAACCATACGCAAGAAAGACGCGATAGATCGGTTTCCATAACGCTCGAATTCTTTCTCATAAGTATCAGGAAGATACTGATTCAAGAAGTCAAAGTTAGTGATGTAGTTTGTAGGCAATGTTGCCTTTACTGAGCTAGGTGAAATTGCAACACCAGGACTCGCTTGTAATGTTCCAGACATTTTTTTTAGTTTTTGTTTTTGTTTCTAATTACTAATCTGTTGCCACGATCATCATCTAAAGCTGTAACTCTGAAACCTGGTGCTGGTGTAACTTGTGTAGCTTGTCGAGTCATGTCAATATTTTTAGACTCTTTAGCCACATTGTCAACCGCGTCTGCCATTCCCTTCTCATAGAAGAACTTGGCAAACTTCTCTGGGTTCGAAGCCACTGCAATAGCACGATGGAAAGATTCAGCGTCCTTAAGATAACCTTCATCATTCAAAAACTTTGATACAAAGTTCTGAAGATTAGATTGCTCTTTTAGTAGGTCAGGTGCTTCAGATGGTTTATAAACTAATTTCTTATTCTCATCCAAACTAAATCCGAAACCTTCGAACTTTTCAGAGAATAACTCAGAAGTTTTGTCAGCGAAATACTTTGACCTTTTTGCTTGCTCCTCCTCCGCTTGAGTCGTAGCTTGTTTATAACTCTTGTAAGCTTCGTAAGTTTCTTTTTCTTCTTGCGGAACAAAAGATTCTCTTGACTCAAGAGGAACTTTATACTGTTCTTTTAATCCGTTAAAGTACTCCTTAGCTTTAGTGAGTTCTTTTTTCTTAGCCAACTGCTTTTTCTTAATCTCTTTCTCGTCATCAAAGTCTGGATCATATCCAAACTGAGTATCAAGATCGAATTTAATATCATCAATATCAAGATATTTGTCTTTATTCTTGCGATATTCAAATAGCAATTGGTCCTGATCCATAGAATCATAGTCTTTATTTAATTGAATAAAGTCCTCGATTCCACGACCAGTTTCTTTTTTGTATTTCAAATAAGTAGCAACCTCTGGATCTAAATCCTCATTACTTGAACGTTGCTCAAACAACTCATCAAGATTGCTAATCTCTTTGTTATATCTTTTTCCAATATATGAAAGAACTTTGTTGTCGTCTATCTCAATCTCTTGAGGTTCAACTACTACATCATTTTGATGTTGTGTTTCTTCAATTACTACTTTATCAACAGGCGGCTCATCTGTAGATATAAGACCTGTCTTTTCTTCGTGCTCTTTAAGCAACTGTTCTTCTACTTCAGCAACAGACTTCTCTTCAAACTCTACCGCTCTTACTTTAAATTCACCTTCCATTTTATTAAATTTATTTTTTTACAAATATAATAATTATATTTTATTACGTATAAACTGCTAATAATGGCTAATATATTATGCAAAAGCATATAAAAATAGTCAAAATAGCTAATATATTATTCTTTGTTTTTTGTATTAGTTGGAGCCAAAACAACGATTTTTTTTGTAGTTTTGGCTGATACTCAGTTGCCAAATCTGGAAAAATTCATGCAATTTGGCAAGCAAATAATCTGATTTTTACGATTATTCTTGGTCTACATTGTCATAGAACATAGCATCTGAATCCTCAGTATGCCATTTGTCATATCCTTCACAATTAAACCAAGCGTTGTTAACCAAGTAGTCAGGTTTAGATGGAAATTCTTTTGTCACAAATGAAGGTTCATACCAACGTACCCTATTGTTTGGCTGTAAGGCTATCTGACCGTTATCAAGTAATATTATATGATGTGACTTGTGCTCTAGTGGATCTTCAGCCAATGTAATATCAGTATTTATATCGTTAGACCCCCAATTTATTGTAGCATAATAAGTTCCTTTGTGCCATTGCCTGTCCTTCATGTATACATCAACATTTGTATCATACACATAAGAAAGTTGTGTCAATGTAAAACGATAGCTAAAACAGTTCCATATCTGTAAGTAATGGAAAGGTAAGTCGGGATTTGGTAACTCTGGTTCAGTTAGTAACGCATGGCTAGGTAACTTGTCTCTCATGACGCCATTATCAAGCAAAACTTGAAATAATGCAGCTTGACCTGGCATACATCTTACCGATATAATTACGCCTTCTGTAAATTCACCATGCCCCTTTTTAAATTGATACATGTACTCATTCCTTACGAATACCTTTAAAGGAAAGAAATTGTGTTCTATATATGCCATATTTACATTATACTGGTTACAGTAAACTGTCTACTGTAAACAACTATTTAGGACTAAATGATTCTAAATCAAAATCACCTAAGTTATCATTACCGCTACTTTCGAAGTTCAATGGTGGTAAGTTATTTTTTCTTTGATTAATCAACTCAGATTGTCTTGTTGCTTGAAGATCAACTCGCTTATCTTTAGCTTCTTCTTTCTTCTCTTCGCGCTTCATTAAGTTATCAGTCTCAATACCTTTTAATTGCATATTGTATTGGAACTCTCTTTCCATCAACTGAGCTTTAATAGCAGCCTCTGCTTGCATTTGTTGAACTGAGAAATTCATCTCAGCTTCTCTCAATTGTATCTTAGACTGAGCCTCAAGCTGAACCAATTGCGCTTTAGACTCAGCAGCAGCTTGTTGAGATTGAATATTACTTTGCATCTGCATCTGGAACTGCATCTCTTGATCCTTCTGCTTCTGCTCTATTCTCTTTCTTCTCTTTAACTTCAACAACTCATTAGCTAACTTGATGTTATTAATCATTCTGATGTCAATAGCATCTTCAAGGTCAATTGTTTGTTGCTGCAATGATACTTGAATATTTGCCTCAAGCATTTGTTTTTGCTCTTCGTCTGGTGCTAACTCAATAAATATACCAAAGTCATGCAGGTAAAGGTCTTTAATGTCATTAAGTATAGCAACATTATACTTACCTATCTGCATAGCGAACTCTTCAGCAAAGTCAGAGTACTCTAATATATCAGCAATTCGTATTGATAAACACTCAGCCAGCTTCTTAGTAATATTAAGGCCTCCTTCTAATATATGTCGTGTAGCTGTGTTTGAGTTTAATGCAGCTAGTTTCTGAACACCAACTAATGCGTCAGGGCTAGGAGTTGATCCGTCTCTAACTTCATTGATTCCCGTCACATCACGTATCATATTTAGATAGTGGTTGTAGTTGCCTATCAATGCAGCCATTTTAGATTGACCGCTATTTGAATTGAGCTCTTGAATAGGAACTCGCGCGTTATTGAACTCACCATCTTGGGTGTAGCTTCTACCAATAACACTACCAGTCTGGAAGTATAACTTTAACGCATCCTCTGGGTTATATGCTGCCCCTGTACCAAGGTCAACCTCATTAATACCATCAGCATCAATGAATACACCATCAGGAACTACTCTTGCCATTACTTGCTGTAACTTCAAGTGAGTAAGTTGTATCTGATCAGCAAAAGGAATCATACGTCTTACTAATGACTCAGTATTTCCTTTATACATTCTAGGTGCAAACATTACATAGTTAGGAAGTGCGTTCTGTGTAGCCGACTTAGGTCTAACCATATTCTTCATCATATCCCACTTAAGCATGATGTTAGAACCACCAACCAATATACCTTCATACCAAACGTCACGAACTGCTTCAACTTTCTCAAACATCATTCCCTCTTCCGATGGAGGATTGAATGTATCGTTCTTTCTAATTACTCGCTCACCACCGTTCTCAAGGATTTTCTTCTTCCATACAAAACGCTTACTAGTCTTATAGTTGAAATAAAGTAAAGTAACTACTTCATTTAGAAATGCATCATCTTGATAGTTTCGAATAATAGGGAAGTAGTCATACCAAGCAGATGAAGCGTTACGTATTTCTTTTAATTGTTCATCTGTTAAGTTTGGATTAATTTTTAAAAGCTCAGTGTAATGAACTTGTTTAACCTCACCAAAATAATAACAATCTGAAAAGTCATTCAACTCAGTATAACTATGAATGAAATTAGCAGGATCTACATAGTCAACCTTTAATCCATCGTTTACTAAAAATGTATGCCTTACAATAGCTTTACCCAAAACAGTTAAGTCATAATCAACTAACTTCTTTAATTTTGGGTACTCATTCATCTTGAGAATAGTATCAATAGCAACTTCTTCAGCAATCTCAATAGATGGCTTATATTTCATTTGCATGTACAACGAGAGCTCCTCATCGTTCTCTGGAAGCTCATCAGGATTGACATTAAATGCATCAATTCCAAATTGATCCTTTGTCATTTGTAAGAAATCCTTAGCTACCATATCAGCCTCAATCATATCCTGAAAGATGTTCTTCTTTTCAGCAGACATAACATCTTGAGACTCAGCCTTAATAGTAAACAATCTATCATTCATACCATTGACAACAATGTCAACAAATTTTGGTATAATAGGTATTGGAGTCCAGTCTAAATTTAACATAGACATATCTCCATTTACTGCTAATTCATCTTTATATTTTTGTACTGGTTGTTCACCTCTTGCGTATAATCTTAAACGATGAAATTCACCCCATTGGTCATAGAACCGACATGTATTTGCTTTACGCTTAAACCACTCACCCTCAACAGATTTTGCAACCTTTAAACCATACTCTACTGTAGCCTTTTCTTCATCGCTAGCCATTTGGTTTGGAAAGGGTGATTGATAAATTGCAACTGATAATTTCTCCATTATTTTAATATTTCGCTTCTAATTCCACGATTATCGTATTTTACAAATTTAATACTTATTTTCGATTCTTTTTTCTCTGTTTCAAATAAATGCTTACGTGTAGCCATTATAGCTAGACCTGAACTAATGGAAGCATCATGTTTTGTTCTATTGTTTGGATCAAATCTAGCCCAATCCTCTAAGGTTTTTGTAAAATACATTGAGCCCATGCATTCAGGATCTCTATATGTTCCCTCAGTATCAAGTCCTACATACTCTTCAATATACGTCTCAATAGCAGATGCGTGGGCCTGCCTTACATCTTCAGATGAGTTAGGTATACCTCCTATCTCTAACTCGGTCTTAGATAGCTTTGTCTTATGCTTATCAGGTCTATTCATTGAGAATGCTCTATATCCTCTATTCTTAAAGTGATATAATAACCTAGCCTTATTGTTCTCTGCTAACAATGGCATACCATAAAAAATACAAGCCATTAAAACATCCTCGAAAAATATCTCTGCTGTTTGTGGTCTTGCTATATATTCTAAAAAGAACTCATTTGTTGGTGCTTCTTCCATATGAAATTTAGTCATACCATGCAAAGCACCATTAGATCCACCTCCTCCAACTACCCCTGATATATCATAAGGGTCACACCCAAATGCACCTAAATGCTCATTTCCAGGAAACTTTTTACCTCCTCTATTTATAACGTTATTACGCAACCTACTATTTGGTATCCATGAAACTAAAAACCTACCATTCTTATCAGGAGTCCAAATAACTTCGCTGTCCTTTATACCGTTCTTCCAATGAAAATATCCTCTAGTTAATACTTGGTCTTTTATCAATGAATCATTGTAGTCAATCTGCTGATATATCTTTGTTAAGTTGAAAACAGACTGCTTAGACTCATCTCTAAATGCATGTGATTCAGTCCTTGGAAACTGTCGGTAAAATTCATTCAATGCATCTGAGTCACTTTTCAATGCAGCAACCTCATTATTCCACCAAGTAATAACTCCTTGAGATATCATCTCTCCATCAATACCATTTACTGATTTCTCAGGATCTTCAAATACAGGCCAACCAAATTCATCTATATACCCTTCAATATTCCACTCCATTGGAATGAATAACGAATAAAGTCCACTCTTAGTCTGACCATTAGCTGACCTTGTTCTAGGGTTGCTATCGTTATACAACTTCTTAAAGTTTTCCCCACCTTTATTCAATGCATTTGATGTAGAACCCATCATACATTTACCAACAATCTTACTACCTAACCTCAAACAAGTCTTTGTTACGCGCCAGTTGTTTAATATGTTTTCAGGCTTCTCCCATTTACCACTTTCATCATGGACTAATAATAGAAGTTTTTCACCATCATAGCTGTTGTCAGCTGTGTTCTTCCAGTCAATAGTAGTATCAAGACCATCAATTTCATCTTGAGCCTCTTGATCCATATTCTTTCGGGTAATCTTACTTGCTGGAACACGAAACGCTAGCTCAGTCTTTGGATTATCCATACCATCTTGAATGGGCTTAAAGAAGAACGGATAGTTCCTTACAATTGGAACTACCTTATCAGTAAACATCTTCTTAGCATCACTACCAGTTTTTGATAGTATACCAATCCTAGAATCCCTTACAATTGTACCAGTGTTACATATCTCAGAACTAGACATGAACGAGAATCCAGAACGTCTGTTCTTTAAGTAATCCATACCAAAAGACCTATTGTCAGACTTACATGCCTCCCAATAGATATAGAATATCCTATTTGATTCCCTAAAGTCAGGTAGACCTATGTCAATTTTTGTCCATTGTAAGTACATGTAATGAGTACCTGTCATATAGGTTGGCTTACCGTTATTTATAAACCAATGCCCATTATCTCGTTTGTCAAATTCTGCTTCAATCAAGTCAACGTACTTAGATTTAAAAGCGTTATCTCTTCTGTTCCAATCAAATATTGTCTTGATTTTCTGTAGTTCAGATGGATACTCTTGTGCTACCCATTTGTTGCCGTAATCGGTAACTTTTTCAGGTGTTGAAGGAAGTGCAATCTTAACACTATTGATATCATATATCTGACCTATTGTACCATCTTTTGATATAACTACAACATCATAATCTTTATTGTAGCCATACTCCCAAGACTTATGCCTATTCTTAGTTGTCAATACATTCTTAGGAATGTAATCATCAAGTATAACGTAAAGATTATTTTCCATTTATACGCCTTATTGTCAAAAGTATTTTGCGTTATTTCTTTTTTGCCCTGCCTTCTGCGAATCCACCATTTCCTACGTTTATCGTAGGAATCTGTGAATCGCTACTTTTATTTTCCTCCTCCTCAATCTTAGCTAACATATTCAAAGCATCCTCAAATGCCAACCTTTTAGCCGATGCAGCGTTCTTTAATTTATCTGCTGATATATCATCCTCAGATCGAGTTATAATTGGCTCTTTTAATACTTTTATCAGCTCATCAATAGCAACTTTTGCTGCCTCTAATATCTCTACTTTTTTAGACATATATTTCGATTATACATTCTATAAAGAACTTCATTATTTATTTTAAACTCATATTCACTATCTGGAGTGAATGAAACAACATCGCCAACTTCTACTTCTTTTAAATCATCATTCTTAAATACAACCTCACCCCATAACTCTTCAAACGTACCTAATGAATTAAATATCTTATCCTCAGATGGCACAGGTCGAATAAAAACAAATGGATATGGTGCACTCCAAATATTTTTATCTTTGGAATATAGATACACTTGCTCAGGCTCAACAATAAATAAATCATCCTTTAAATGATGCCAACTACTTTTTTGTCTACCCCTCATGTCATAGTAAAACTTAAAAACATTATGGTGTACAACCACAATGTCACCAGCAGTAATAGTTCCATCATAATAAATTGGAACAGATATTACCTCAGCAAATCTATTTGAAACTGTGTGATCTTCTTGGGAGGTGCTTATAATGAACTCTTTGTCTCCGTAAGTTCTTATGTTGTCATACCTCCTACCATCAACAGCTTTGATGATAAAACAGTATGGTGCTTTCATTAAAAATTTATATTATACTCAATTGATACAGGAACAGTATTTGAGAACTCTTTCCATAAAACTATCTCACCTTCCTTAATGATGTAAAGTTTAATCCCATCTTCATTTCTTATTATCTGATAGATAGAATAACTTTTATCAAGAACTTCCTGTCCAACAGTGTAATTCATTGACTTCATATAGTCAGGACCAATCGATATTTTTCTAATGATATTCACCAGTCTGTAGGTTGATAGTTATATCGCCATATTTAGCAATTATCTCTTCTTGATATTTAGCCAAGTCATGTGCAGCAATATCTAAATTTGCTAAAGTCGATTTCTTTTTGCTTTTAAGTCTTTCGAATGAAAGCTCTATGTCAGCTACTTCAAACTTTAAATCTCTAAAGTTGCGATTAAGTTCTGTCAATTTAGAAAGTTCGTCTTGTTCTAATTTTTTCATTTTATTAAATTTTATAATGCAAATATAGCAATTATATGCTAAATGTTCTTACAGCACGCACATAGTACGTGGAGTCCTTATCGAAGTCGTAGGCAGACCCATCGTCGAAGTAGAAGAACCACGCGTAACTGGAGTCGCTCTCCGTACTACTCCAATAAGAATTATAAAAAATTTGAGTAGCACCACTTATTGACCCAAACGCAGAATTTCCAGAAAGCGTTTTATTTACATTAAATCTATTTTGCCAAAGCAAACTTAATTCGTCAATAGCAGGTAAATACCAATCTGACTTACTATTATTTGTTGAATCTAAACATAATTTAGCTGCACCAGCTGTAAATCCAGATTGACCTACTATTGCATTTGAATTACTTAAACCATCCCAAGTGCTTTGAGCTGTTGCGCCTATCAATGTTCCAGTTATATTACTCCATGCTGAACTTGTACTTAAATCAGTTGTGTCAACAACTAAATAATATTGAACACCATTATCAATATATCTATGAAAAACAACTCCACCCTCCGAAGATACATATTGACCTATTTCATAAGTAAAGCCATTATTACTTACAGCTAACAAATCAAATTGAACTTGATCTCCATTAGCATCACTTCCAAATAGTCTATCACCTGCCACAGGTGTCTTAACTGGATAATTATTTACTTTCATCTGCCTTGCGATTTATATTGTTTTTTATAATTCTTACTCGTCTTTGTCTTGCTAGTCTTTGTCTTAGCATGAACACCAGGTCGTTTTACCTTTGGCTTTGCTATAAATGATGATATGTCCTTTTGCTTTTTCATCACAAACTCTTTAACATCTCAATTACTCGTGGACATGGATACATGTCAGACTTATCTTTTCTTACTGAGTTATGAGTAAATATACCATCTTCACCCTTCATAGCTCTCTTTGATAAATCCCAAATGTCCTCGTTATATTCTCTAGGTATATTGTAAGTCTCACACAAATATACAACTAATTGACGTAAGCTCTCAATCTGCTTGTCAGTGTACTTATGCCAAAACTTATATCCCTTAAACGGCTTATCCAACTCTGTAACTTCACTTGGATCAACCAATCCACCTACATAGTTGTAAAATCTACCGCCCTTCTCTTTTAACATCCCCCAATTACATACCTCAATACCAACTGAATTTTTATCAAGTGCCTTATATGGTAATCCCATATTTGAAAATGGAGCGTTCTTTAGACCTAAATGATACGCCCATTCTCTAGATGAAAAACACTGAACAATTGTACCACTGTTTCCAATAACAAAAGCTGTAGCTATTCTATCTTTCGTACTATCCCAATACTTAGCTACACCAACAGCATTGCCATTACCAGCAGTATGGTGCAAGTAAATCTGATTCTTAGGAGTCTCCTCCTGAAAGTATTGAGTAGATTTCAATCTGCTCTGAACTATTTTTGTTGTATCTAACTTCATGTTAATTTATCTGCTTCTTCTTTTGCTCTTGTTACGAATTCACGTAATGATTTAAGTAAGTTCTTTCCTGTCACCGACTCATAGCTTTCATTAATTGACTTAATCTCTACAGCAACACAAAAGAACGCGACAATCTTTGTCATAACAAGATCAACTGCTATAAAGTGAGCTAGTAAGTCAGCAGCTATGTATTTCTCAACTAAAAAAATAAATAATATAGCTCCACAATAAAGAAGTGACTTACTTATAACGTGTGATAATCTTCTGCTCTTAATAGCCTTCCAGCCGCCCTTTTTAACGCTTCTCCAAATGCCAAATGAAGTGTCTAGAATTATTGCAAGCAAAGCAACATATATCATTGGTTTCACTGGGGATAATACTGCTAAAAATGATGTTGCTAGTAGAAGTAATTTTGTTTTCACAATAGGTAATTTTTAATAATTCTGTATGTAATATATAATATCAACAAAATTAATAAAATTCCTAGAACATTATGCAGCAATATCTTATACCAGGGAGTATTCTCGTAATACTTTATAGGTATCTTCCTGTAGACTATCCGTTCTATAGGCTTTTCAATGTATACAGTATCACATTTTCCACTAATATACACCTTGTCTTTTACTCGATATACTTGTATTTTTATACGATCTTTCTCTATAGTAACTGTATCGTAAAGCTCTTTAATACTTACAATTGTATCGACTTCAACTTCAGGTATTGTAATTCGAATTGTGTCTCGAATTGTATCTCTTACAACCAATGTATCACTAGTTAAAAGATATGGATACTTCTTTACTAACCTATCAAATCTTCTTTGAGGGGTGCAGGCAATAATTACAAATAGTAATGGAATTAGGTGCTTCATTAAATCATATCAATGATTACTTCATACCCTTGTTGCTCATAAGCTATCTTAGCATATTTGTGTGCTGTCTCTAAAGATTGTACTTCTCCTTCTTCAAGGTTAGATTTATAACTTCCAATAGGAACATCAGTATAAAGTATCTTACCTTCTGCAAATGTTTCTGCATTAGCAAATGTTGCTACTTCACCTTCAATAGTGTTTCCTGGGAAATCACCTAAGAATCTAATTCTACCATAAACCTCTGGTAACTCAATACCTGTTCCTGAGATTGTAATCTTTTTTTCTTCTGTTGCTTTAATTAAAATTGCCATAATATATTTTTTTTGTAAAGATAATAATTTATGCTACTGCTATTGTTGTTATTGTTCCTGAACCACCTCTAAATTTCAATGCTCCGCCTTCAACATATAATTGTCCAGCATTTGCTATTGTTGTTATTGGTGCTGTTCCGTTGTGTATAGTCAATGTATTTGTAGCAGCAGCTTCAAAATGCGTTCCAGATGTTAATGCACTATTTGATTTTAAAACTACATTCGTGTTTTTGTTAAAGAATAAAGATTGTAAATCACTTCTAAAATGAAATTGAGCTGCATCATCTACTATTGAAGGAGCAACTGTTCCTGTATTCCCTGAAGAACCAAGCATAATAACTCCATTGTGTGAGCTCCTTAACCTCATTCCAATTGCTGTTATATGAGATTTATTTTGTGCGTTTGCTTGGTCTACCGCATAGCCTATTTGTGTATTTGATGAACCTGATACATTTTGACTTCCAGCATATCTTCCTATTGCAGTATTAACATTACCTGTTGTTATTGATGCCCCTGCACCAACCCCTACAATTACATTTTCATTGCCTGTTGAAATAGCTTCTCCAGCACCTTCTCCAGGACTTGCTCCTAATCCAATAGCTATATTAAACTGACCACTATTAATAGCTAATAATGCTCTATTGCCAATACCAATATTTGCATAGGCTGTTCTATTTGTTCCAGAACTTGCACAATCTGCACCTATATAAATATTTCGTCTATCTCCATTATCTTGATTAATGCCAGCATTAGTACCAATAGATAAACCAAATTGAGAAGCCTTAGCAGAAGAACCTATCGAAATAAATGGATAAGATGAAACTGTTACTCCTGTTGCTCCTAAACCTAATGCAATATCTCCAACTCCATTAATACTTGCCAAGTTAGCCGTATCAGCACTATTCCTAACTCTGAATGCTATGTCAGTTGATAATGCACCTTGTGCTCTTACATCAAGTCTTGCACCTAATGTACCAACATTACCAATACCAAAGTTACCTGTAACAGCTTCAAACTTTATTCTTTTAGTTGTTTGAAAATTAAAATAAAAATTAGAGTTAACAGCAATTACAGCAGTTCCAGAACCATCACCATTATTTCCTTGATTAGTCAACCAAACAGAATTACCTGCATTTTCTCCATAAGAAGCCCCTAAGCCATATCCTCCTAAATCAAATTCAGTTCCTTTTATTGTATTATTACCTCCATAAATTCTTGCATTAACAAAAACAGAACCTATAGTAGAATCACTTGCTGTAGCATTATCTCTAACTCTAAAAATACTGTTACCATAAAATCCATTACTTAATTGTAATACATCATGAGCAGTAGAGGTATTGCTCCTAACAAATATAACAGATGACGGTGAAGTTGCATTTGCTCCAACTCCTAATCTCTTATTAGTATTATCCCAATTAAATGCAGCATCTTGTTGGACTACTCCACCAGCTTGAAAGAATACTCTACCATCTGTTCCTGATGTTACAGCTGTTGTACCTACTGTTATACCTGTGTTTATAGTTCTCCAAGTTCCATCGCCTGATAAAAATTGACCTATGTCATTCGGTGCTTTAGGTGCAAATCCATGTTTCGATGTACTTACATTATTTGTAGTTATATCACTTGTTGAAAGATTTGCATCTGTAACTGTGTAAGTCCTATTTGCTGTTAAATCAGATGTTGTACCATTAATAGTAATCGTTCTACTATCAGGAACACCTCCATCTTTAATATCCTCAATAGTGTAAACCTCTGATGGACTGTTAGCCTGAGCTGACTTCCTCTCTGCCGTATTTACATTTGGAGATATCCCTATAAATTTTGTTCCTACTGGTATGCTCATTTCTTAATATGTTTTATTTAATACAAAGATATCTGAATAAATTGAATTGGATGCCGATGCAGCTCCCCACTGAACAGTTATATCTAAAGTATTGCCAACAGTTGT